GATGTTATATCTACTATTGTTGATAGTGGGTTTAATGTTTTACTTAATGATTCAATTATTTTAGAAGTAGTATTTAATTTATTGATTAAACTATTTCTTAATTTTAAAATATCTTGAAGATCATTTGGTAACAAACAAGTACTAGGCATTTGCATATTAGGCCGTCCTATATTTTGAATACCTGTTTTCTCTACTATTTGAGAAATAGTAGGAACCATTTGTTGAACTAATTTTTCAACATTTGTAATAATTATACTTTGGATAGACATTTTTTAAAATGAACTTTTTATCTTTGTTTGGATCTGTTTTATTTGTTTTTGAGTTATTGTTTTAATTGTTTCTGAGTTTATTTCTTTTGGTGATTTTACTGGTATAACAACAGATTCTGGTGTTATATTTTTTGAATCTGCTGATGATGAAGACATAGTTATCATAATGTAAAATTACGTTTTGAGGTTATAGTACAATTATCAGGAGAAGTACCTAATTGAGTATTTAAAGAATCTAAAACATTTAAAACTTTTGTAGTAGGAATTAATAATATAGGAAATGTTGCTGAAGAGCCAGGTATTACAGGAGCAGATTGTAAGAATTGTAGTACTGTAGCTAATTCTTTAACTGATAAAGTTAAATCTCTTAATAATTGAGCGGTTGTATCTCCTAGCAATAATGGTTCTGTAGCTAATTCTTCTTTACCTAAAAATATTTTATCAGCTTGGGTTATAAATTTTTTAGTATCTATATTAACTGATTCTAATGAATTTAAATTAATAGATTTAGCTGAACTTAATAAGATATGGTCTGAATAAGCATTAAATACTAACCTACCTGAATTTAGAATTATTTGGGCTCCTGAATATTTACTAGGTGATGTTGGAGTTTTATCTTTATCATAGCTAACGTAACTAGTAGAAGATACTTCTAAAGGTACATTTTGGGTACTAGTTAAATAAATAGATGAATTATCGTTATTTATATTTTCTACAATAGGAATCCAACCTTCTTTAGTTTGATTACCTTGTCCGTTTCTAATTATTGTAATAGAATCTCCATCATTACCATTTGATGACCAATTATTAGGTGTTGTTTTAACTGTACTTCCTAAACGTATTGAATTACCCCATCTACCTTCAAATATAGTATCTCCTTCAAATGGTAATAATGGATGTATTTCTGATTTTTCAATAAATGTTTTACCTAAATTAGTTTGTACAGGATTATTTGATATTACACTAGGACTTCCTGCTTGTGTTTGGTTATATGATTTATTTTGAGAAGGTTGAACAGTATTTGATTTAGTAGGATATGCATTATGGTGTGGATGATTCCATACTGCTACATTATTATAATATGATTTTTGAGATGAGTTATTTTCTCCTATTCCTGTATTAGGAAGAGCCAACACATATACTATTTCATTTAATAAGGGATAATTTTTAATATTAGAGTTAAGAGGATAAGCTATTGAGAATTTAGTTGGTGATGCTGATGGATTCATAACTAATTCATATTCAATAGCTCCTAATGCTGACCATCCTCCTAAATTTAAAAATCTAGGATGAGAAGAATCTAAAACAATACTTATTACTCTAGCAGGAACAATTAAATCATCTAATTTAGATAATGTAGATACTCCAAATCCATTATTATTAGATAGATTTAGATTATTATTTAAACTGCTAAAACCAAAATCTCCTTGCCCCATTATTCTTTATTATCTTGTTTTAAATTTTCTTGAATTTTATTTATCTCACCTAATAATTGAGCTTTTTCTTCATCAGAAATTATATAACCATCTCCGCCTTTACTAACATCATTTGATAAACAACGTTGAATAATAGTTGCCATCTTAATAAGTTGTTCATCATTTTTAACACCTATCTCAAGATATTCTTTAATTAATGGAACAACTAAAGTGGCGTCACCAATATCATCAATTAAAGGTTTTAACTCTTCAATTAACGCGGATATTTGTTTTTCTTTTTTCTTTTGGTTAGTATATATTTCTTGAAATATATCTTTTAATTTCTTATCACCAAAAATATTAGAATCTAAACTATTCATAATTGTATATTTATTATAAATACTAGATATATTAAAATTTTATATAACCATTTTCTAAATAAAAAATATATCCAATTTTATAAATTTCATATAATTGTTCTGCTATTTTAGTTATTTTAGGTGTTTTAACATCTATCATTTCTCTTATATAAATATATAATGCTTTTTTATTAAATACATCTAAACTATCACGTTTTCTGAATAGCTCAAGTATGGCATCAGCTATTTTAGCATCATCTTCTTTAGGAAATAATTTATATATATTTATAGTACAATGTTCTATATATAAATCTGTAAAAAATGCTATTTTGTCATTATGTCCTAATTTATCACTAGGCGAATTATTTTCCTCAATTACATAAGAGTGATTATTATCTTCTTCTAATAATAAAATAGGAATAGATGCTACACGTTTTTTATAATTTTTCTCATTATATAAAATTAACCAACGTTTAACAATAGTACCAAAATATGAATACGCTTTAGCTCCCTTAGATGGGTTAAATAAATGTATTTTACTTAATAAAAATATTACAATTTCATGTTGTAAATCTTCGATATTCTCAACTTCAGTATAGTAAAACTTAAATGTATGAATAATATTTTGAGTTAATTTAAAAAAAGCATAATGTATTCTATCTTTATAAATTTTATTACGTTCGATAGGATCTAAACTTAGATTATAAGCTACTATAGCATCTTCAGTATCTTGAGTAAAGTAATTTTTACCCATACTATTGTTTAATTTTAAAATTATTTAATTGTTCCTGAAGGTATTTTAGTTGTTGAAAAAAGTATCCTACTTCATCATCGTTAGTAAATATACCTTTAGTATCTATCTCTTTAATTTTCTTTTCAGAAAACTCAATTGTGTTAGATAAATTAATCATATAAGTTTCATAAGACTTGATAATGTCTTCACATTTTTCATTCTTTTGTAATAAATTATAGTTAGTAAAAACTAATATCACTATAAGAGTAGAAAGTATTGATATAATTGCCATCATAGGTTTAAACATTAAAAGGCTGTAAGCATGAACTTACAACCTTTATTTTTAATTTTATTATTTATTAATCTTTAAAAAAATCATTCATTGCGTTTTTTAATCCTTCACTTTTAATATTATTAAGTGCTTTAATTTTAATTGTTGGTTTTTTATAGGATTTATCCTCCAATGTACTATCCTTTTTTTGCGTAGCCAAATTTCCTGTTAATTTAGGCATCCATTCACGTTCGAATTCAATACGTGCAGCCATTAAATCAGCCTGATGAACAATATAAATTAATGAAGTACGTGGTTTAGTTTCTGGCATCCAATTTATTAAGTAAGGCTTATTTGCTTCATCATATAAACCATCATGTAACTTAATCGCTAAAAACTCGTTTTTAGTATATGAAATATCATGCTGATTAAGCAAATATAAACCACGATCTGGAACTGGCATAAATTCTAGAGCATCATTAAATTTATAATCCTCACCTAATTTATCTTTACGCCATTGGTCAGTCTGAGGAATATATGCTTCATTATGTTCATCACCCATTTTACCTAGATCATGATTCATAGCTGAGAATACTAATTCTTCGGTGGTATAATTTTTATACACACCAAATTCATTCCAAATTTGATCAAATTTAAGAGCAGCTTGAATAACACGATTAACATGTTCGATATATCCTCCGGGGAAAGCATTGTGATATTCTTTTTTATGAGCCGCAGGCATAAGTATTATACGTTCTGTATATTTCTCATAGAAGTTTCTTAAAGCGGTTTTACGTGGTTCTGAAATATATGTCTCAATATAGGACATAAATTCGATCCAATTTTCTTGAATTTGTTCTGCTGATAATTTCATAACTAATTATTTTATTAAGATATACTATTTAATTCGCTATCTGTGATAGGTTCTGATTCAATGTATATACGTAATTGATCAAGTTGTTCCCTGATAGCGTTAATTGCCTCATAACATGCTTCACGATCACCTTGATTTAATGTTAAGGTCATTCTATTTAGACCTGAATCGATACTATCGATTTTTCTTAATGTTGCTTCTCTGTTTCTCATATATTTTATTCCTTATACCCGTTTACTCATTCACGCGTCATTTGTTTCTCTCATCCTTATATTCTCTTCCTTAAGACCCGTAGTTATAATATACGTAAGGAAATTTAGGAGGCCAAGCTAATCTAAAAACTCTTTTACTTTACTTTCAATATGTTTTAGTAATGCGCACTTTTCATACTCTTCAGACACTTCAAAAAATGAAATAGCTATTTGTAAATTTTCTATGAATTGCTCATCAGCCTTAAGTTTAAGACATTCCATATGAAATGTTTTACCTAAATCAATAGATTTAATATAACCCCATGCTTTTCTAAACATTAGCTCTTCCCCAGCTTTTTCCAATTCCTCAATATTGATATCCAGAGATATGTTTTTAAAAGTCTTAACAGTATATTGTTTAAAAAATAAATGATTGTTAATTAATTTATTAAAACCACTTATCCAAAAAAGAGGATGCTCCGAAAAATCAACTAACAATAATGATTCATCATTAGCATTATATTCTTTATCGAATAGATCAAATATTTTATTCAAGTTCATGTAAGTAAAGAAATTGCCCCATATAAATAAATATGAGGCAATCTCTAGTTATTACTTAGTAGTAACAGTAACCGCAGTATCAACAAATGTTTCTTCAACATGAGCTGAATCAATTTCTACTGAAACAGATACTGAATCTACTGGCGCAGTAGCAGTAGGTGTAGGTGAAGTAGTTGATGTGCAAGCGGTAAATGTAGCTGCGAAAGCAGCTAAAATAAATAATTTTTTCATTTTTGTTTTTTGTTTATAATTTTAAATTGGTTAATAATATAATATAAATATTCTAAAATTCCAAACTAAATATAATTTTTACTAATTTTTTCTATAGCATCTATAGCCTCATTTAAAGACACATCAAAGAACTCACGACGTGATGAATTACGTTTATGTTCTAGACAACAATGAATCTCCCTCTCCATTTCCTCTCCACGTCCATGTAACTTAAATATATACTCAAGTTTAAATGGGGTAGGAACACCTGTTGCTTTAGATAATTCTTTCCTACGTTCTTCAACTGGTTTACCTGTATAACCTATTTTAAGTAAACCTGGAATAGATATATTAGACATAATGTAAATTATCTCTTTACCTTCACCAATACTAGGAACAGATTTTTTAGAACGAGCTGTATAATATGTTATAATATCCCAATCGTTATCAAAGGATTTTATGGTATAATAACATATAAAGTTGTTATTAAGGTCTTCCTCTGCGGAGACATATCCTTCTGCCTCTTCTAAAGAGATTTGTTTAAGTGGCTTAAATCGCTTTTCCACGTTTCATAAAATCGCCAACAGAATTGTGAGCGTTTTTAACTGGTTTTGCTTTAGGTTTGAACTTCATAAATTCTAACCATTCTTTAAGACACTCGATGTTTTGTTTAGGACTGTTTTTTGACATAGTATTTGTTTTTTATTTAATATATAAATTGAGGTCCTAGGAGCCAAATATATGTATATATTTTGTCAATGGTAAAGAATTTATAAAAATTTTAGAATGTAATTTTGTGAAAAATGTACAAAATGGGTTAAATGGGAATGGTGGTGTGTTATATAAGTATATATGCATCGGCCCGTAAAGATCGTATAAGATCTGTAAATTGAGGGGACCCCCGTTTGCCCAACACGTACCGTTACATGGATAATAACGCGCGTGGTCCTATATCACAGGTACATATATGCGTACGTACACGCCTAGGAATACAGAGGTGGGCCTTACGGCCCCTTCCTCTACCACATACTCCTAAAATTACGCGTCCCACCCCTTACTCTTCCTCATCATCCTCACAATCATTATCCTCACAATCATTTAACCATCTTAAGTCACAGTCACCTTTAATTTCAATAATCTCATATATTCCTTTTACTTCCTCTAACAAATTTTCAAATGTAATTTCTTCTACATCATAACCACATCCGTTGATTACCTCTTCTTCAGAGTCACAAAAACTACTAAAATTGTTTTGATAATCAATTTTGATAAATCTTTTCATATTTTTCAAGTTTTAAGTTTATTTATTTTTCTTATGAAGTAAATATATGTAAACGAATCTTGTATTCCTAATTTACTAGAACATATAACAACTATATATCCTGTAATTATTTTTATTTTGTTTACAGCGATTTACTATTTTACCTCTCTTATACTTATATTGTTTGTGCTTTTTCTCTCCCCAGCATGTG